AGCCGGATGTTGAAGCTGAACATTCCACGACGCAACGTTTAATTCAGGCTCTGCCTTGAGCATTTCCAAAGCTCGAGATGAAAGTTTGAACCTACGTTCGTCTACTCTAGCCAAATCCGCTTTGGAAAGACTACTTGACTGTAGTCGAAGAAGATATTGATCTTCTATATCTATATGCGGAAGTAACTTGAGAAGTTGATCTAAACTAAAGCCTCCTATTTTCATCGGAGGTGAGGGCTCATCATCTTTCGATGAGAGGAGTCCAAAGGCGTCTAGTATGCCTTCTTGTTTGATCAAAAAGAACTTTTTCAAAGAACGCTTACGCGCTTCTGAAAGACCTCTCCCGGATAGTCGGAACGTCCGTTCACCAAAAAGCGTTATTAGCTCCATAGGGTTGTTTTGCACTGAAAAACGTGAGGATTTCTTATTTCTTAGAATCCCCTGTGCATCAAATACTTTACCGCAGAACTCTGCGAACCTATGATGGTCAAAGAGGGACTTGCCGACAGAGATTGGTATTTGATATATCTGTAAAAACTTTACCAACCTTTCGGTTAGATCAGATTTTACTATCAAATCATCCCCTACAATAGCGTATTGACCGGACCCTTCGATCTCCTCAAGGATTGACATTAAGAAGACGGTAAAGAGCCCAAACGAACCTTTTACACCCATGGGAGACCCACAGTTCCATCTGATGAACAGACCGGAAATTGGCGTTTTAAACATCCCACGGGAAACCCTGTAAAATATATCCAGGGACTCTGCTAAAAGAGGATTCATCCGCTTTAGAAATCGAATTTGCGGGTAAAGTGGTATGTTATCACTTGCAGATTTGAGATCTACAGATGAGAACTTCCAGCCCTCGTTCATCTTGGACTGGGCCCACCTCACCCCACCGTCTTGGTCAAAAACCCAAGAATTAGGATGATTTCTAAGGAAATCCATCGTATAATTATGGACAGGAGAGCATGCCAACTGCAAAATGCGACTTGCATTTGCAACCAGTCGTTGTTTCATCGACGGGTCTTTATTTAAGATAGACACGCTTCCCACGAGATCATCCTTAAGCACGGGTTTGAAGAGCACAAAACATCTCTTTCGAGATGCTCTTCGCCTAAGTCGTGAGATTGTCCGAATATCCCCCAAGGACGGAATTCCTGGTCCTATCAGCTTTTTAAAATAAGTATAATGCTGCAGGATCAAGTTAGGGAAATGAATCAAGGAATTGATATGGTCTCTTGGAACCATCCACACTTCAGGGATGGATTTAGCACCCAAGGGCACACGCTTCGACGACATTGGG